TGCATGGCTCTATCAAACTCTTCTTCATAAACAGCTTTCAAAAGTTGCACTCTTTCTGGGGCCCTTTTGATTGAAATGTAATAAGCAAGTCCCGCCGCCAAACACGGATAAAATCTAAACGGTATGTCTAAAGTGTTTGTAAAGGCGTCAGAATCATCGATACGAGTAAGAGCATCATAGTGTATAACATCTGTGCTATTTTCTGGGGCGGGCCAAACTTTTAAATTAGGGGTTGTCTGTCTATCAAGAAAAAACTGCGAGGGTCTACCTGTTGTTGTTTTATTAGGAATACTTAAATACTGATCTCTACTGATTCTTTCCATAGTAAAGTCAACATTGTCTCTTCTTACGACGGCAGACAATATATCAATAACATCTGTTCCAAGCGAATATTCTTTATCGTCTGCCGTCACTGTTTGTGTACGTTGTGCAATAGTCCATTGATTTAAACCACGGTTCGCCCATTCTGATAACATCAGATTAAGACTTCTGTTAGCAGATTTGAGATCGTACCCTGTTCTTACCTCCAGACCACATCTTTCGAAAGCCTCTTCTATATAATCTGAAACATCAAGTTCAAAATTAGTGCTTCCTGAAACAGCCATCAGTACTCCTTACGAACCTGCATTATGACAGTATAAGTGTCGGCAGAGGAATGTCCTACTGTGGTAAACATAATGTCTCCTGTCACTCCTGATCCCGCATTATTTACTAGTCCCCCAAAGCTTGTGTAGTCGTGATGACCACTTTGGTTTTCTCCAAGTTCAATACAGAATGCGTCCGAAGTTGCATCAAACAATATTTTTACTTTCATGCCATTACACTGCCACCAGATTTTTTCAATGGTGGCGCCTGTGCAACTCCTACCATCATTAGATTGTAAGGCACTTACATCTACTTTTTTTACCGCACTTTCACCCGTTCCGTCAGATATGTTTGTAAATTTTAAAACGGCTTTTTTTGGACCGTCTACTAAGGTTTGTGAAGTTACTGCATCAGCCATTTATATCTCCTTATTTTTAAGGGGGATTTCTCCCCCTACATTAAGCCTCGTAACCAAACAACTCAATGAG